ACCTGCTCATCTGAGTGCTTCCTACTGTTATTGATGTAAGGAATTAAGTCTTTAATTGGTCGCTGTTCTATTTTCATTCGTCTGCCATTGAATCAGAGTTAGCTTCTGCTTGGTTAATATCAGCTTGCACTTCTGGGCTATTGTTTAGATTAGTCCATTGGTCTTGAAGTTCCTGTGGTACACCAGGCTGATAGATTAAAGCATTAATATCTGCTTTGATTTCAGCATCGCTTTGAGGGATAGGGTAAGGCAAATATATGTTAGTTGCTGTCATGTTATTCTGCTTCAACAGCTACAGTTGGTTCTGTGGCTTGTTCTTGTTGTGCTGCGACTTGAGGGCCAGCAATCAGTTGGATTTGATCAATAATAGGTTTAGCAAAGCGATATGGTAATTGGTCTGCAATAGCTAAGATTGAGTTTAATTGATCGATAGTGAATTTGATTTCCATTATTTCTTACCTTTCTTTTTGGCTGATTCTTTTTGCACAGCATAACCAATGGCTACAGCTTGTGATGGTTTCTTACCTGCTTTAATTTCTGTTTCAATGTTCTTTTGGCGAGTTTTATCGCTAGTTCCTTTTTTAAGCGGCATTGCTTTCTCCTTGTTTAAACCATCTTCGTTTTTGAGCTTCACTCATTTTAAGTTTTGTTTCTTCAGAAAATACACGACCAATCATTTTTTGACGTATATATTCTTTATGTTCTTCAGTATGGTGCAATCCTTTAAAAGTAGTTTTTTCCTTCATTAAAGGCGTCATTTTTCTACGTTTATTTGATTCTATAACTGCTTCACGCATTTCGTCAGTAAAATGTTCTGATTTAAATCCGCCAGGCCTACCTTTAGCTTTATCAGATAAAATCTTTTTAGTTTCTTCTGATATTGGATGACTATAGCCAGATGCGCCTTCGCCACCATTAGTAAGATTTACTAAATTAATCCCACGTTTTCTGTAAGTATCAATCAATTCCATTTCAATTAATAAAGCAAATTCTTCTTCTAAATTGCTTTTAATTATTTCAGCAACAAATCCATGTTTATTAACTGTGTTTTTCCAATACTTGTTACGGCCTTGCAATCCTAATAAACGTTTACCTTTACCTTTACCAACATAAAATATTTCATTTGTGTCAGCTTTACGATGTTGATAAACGTAATAAATCATTTTATTCTTCTACAAAGCAAACATCACGCCACGACATGACCAAATATTTAACACCATCCTCTGTGAATGGAAAGTATTTAAGATATTCGTCTTGGTAATTGTCATTCATTGTACCAAAACGCACTCTAGCACCAACTTCTACAGGCATATCCTCACGCTTGGTGTCTGATATTTTCTTGCCTGGGCCAACTGCAACCACTGTACCCATGTTTTCAACTTCTTTGTTTTCAACAATAAGTACGCTAGATAGTTCTCTAACATCTGGTCTTACAGCTATTTTATCTTGTAATGGTTTGAATTTCATTTTTTAGCAGGTCTCCCACGTTTTTTAGGTATAAACAGCAATTCTTCATCACAGTTTACTTCAATAGGAAATACTGATTTAAATTCAGGTTCAACAGGTTCAACATATTCAACATTACGAATAAGTTTAATGTGTTCACCACACCATTCATTAGGAGATTTGTTTGTAGTGGGTGGGTAACGTCTGCACGTTCCTAAATGTCCGCTACCTGTAAAGAATAGACAACTTGAGCAAGTTTCTTTACTATTTGATTCAGCCACGATTATCTCTCCATAGTTGTGGTTAGTAAGCCTTGAGAGTGATGGCTCTCAGGGTTTACGACTTAATTAAAAGTCTTTTTTGTAGTTAGTACGTTCGTGGTTATAACAAATGCCAGCAGTGCGGCCTGTGTTAAACTCTTTGTCAGCACCAATATTATCTTCTTTGCCTTCAGCTACACCACCAACGATGCGGCCTTTACGTTCGCCAGACATATCAGCTTTACCTGCTGACTTAGGTACTACTACGCCTTTTGCTGGAATGCCAGCAGTACTATTTGGGTTTGCCATGATTAATCCTTTTAGCTAAAAAGTCTGCCTAATTGCAGTAACTTAATTGTAGTTTAACTATTAGCCATGTCAAGTAGTTTAATTTTTATTAAATAGTGCATCCAATATGTAATTCACGTTTAACTTTTAAATAAGATTCATAAGCTAACTCTGGTGAATTGAATCGACCAATTGTAATTTGTTTTTTATTTAAACTTATTCTTGAATACCATTTTTTACTTTTTTTGCAAAAACTAACTCCTAAATAATTAGTTTGATTTTTATTAGTCTTTTTAATTAAATTTTGCATATTAATGGACTTGGTTACATCTCTTAAATTTTCAATTCTGTTATCAGATTTAATTCCATTAATATGGTCTATTTCATTTTTAGGCCATTCACCGTACATATAAAGCCATGCAAGACGATGCAAATAATAATTTTTATTGTCTATTCCTGTAATCATATATTTGTTGTATTTATTTAATATTAAAGAACCAGCAACAGCTCTATTGCTTTTTGTAATTTTTCTTGTAAATAACCCTGTTGTAGGTTCGTAATGTAATATTTCTTTTAATTTTTCTTGCGTAAGCATTTTGTGTGTCCTTATTCAACATTGAGTGAGTGGTGTTGGCTATCAGGTGGAATAAGCACCATCAACTTGCGTGGACTCCTCCAACCAACATAAACATTATAATTTATTTTCTAATTTTTTAATTTTTTCTCTGTAAATTTTTTTTAATTCTTGTATATCTTGAATTGTATAGTGCTTAGGTTCGTGTTTACCTTCTAGCCATTCCACCAGCTCTAATCCAATTTTCTTAATTAAGTTTTTTCTGTATTCGAGCAAGTTGCCTGACAAATAATTGTTACATGAGCTACATTGTTTGTGGCAGTTAATTTCACTAAATCGTAATTCGGGTGCTGCACCAACAGTTCTGTAATGGCCCGCATGGTACTGGCCTTTGTGGTGTCTATTGCAACTAATACAGGGTTCATTCTTATCTCTTAATCTAATAAATTGGTTAAATATAGTTTGAGCTTCTTTAAACCATTCTGATTTGGTTTTTAATTTTAGCTTTGCTACTTTGGTTATTGCTTGATCTGACCTGACTCTTAATTGTTTTGAGTATTCAAATGCACAATTAGGGCTGCATACCATCTGCAATGGTCTTACAGGTACAAATTTAACTTTGCATATTTTACAAGTTTTGGGTCTAGGCTGTTTCAAAGAGATAGCCATTCTCAGCCCCGTATCTCATGCAGTTTTCAATGTAATCTGTCATTTCTTTAGTGGTTAGTTTGGTTGTGGATAACAGTCGTTTATGCTGCTCACCATCAATTGTAATCACTTCAAACAAAAACTTAAATCGCAATAAGTCGTGAGTAAAGTCTTTATCGTAACCAAAGTGATTGCCAAAGCCTTCCACAAACTTCCAATATAGTGAGTTTTGATCACCTGTACGGGTAGATTGACGTAACTTTACATTAGCCACATATCCTTGTGATAAATCTAAGTCGTTTAACTTGGCTATAAAGTAAGACAGATTGCTTGCTGAAAGATTAAAATTATTAATCATAATGTGACTAGCTTTATTTTATCTAATGGCACTTGGTAAAACATTTCGCCTTTAACCATGTATTTGTTCTTTATTTCAACCACAGGGCTGTTTAAAACAGTTATATCTTTGCAGATATAGGCTAGTGTACCTTGCTTGTTAAAAGCCACTAAAACAGTCGGCAAATCGTTTTCAAGTAGCTTCTTTTTACGATATGGGATGTTTAATGTATCAAATGGAAATAATCCATCCCAGGCAGCTCTAACTTCTACTTCAACATATCCAACTTTTTGACCATCTCGGTAAGCTACTAAGTCCACTCCGTAAGTATCTTGGTTGTCTTGTAACTCAACGTCAAAGTATTTGTTAAATAGTTTATATGCTCTAAATCTGCCTAAATCATCGTAAGTATCATGTAAGTTATTATTGAACTGTTTAGCTATCATGATGCAAACTCCATCATGCTAAAGGATGATTGAATGCCCCCATAAAGGTTCTTTCCTTTAACTTTAGGGCTTGGTGCTTGTCTTGGTCGGTCTAGTAATCGGTAAATAGTAGCGTGTGGGTTAAAGTTCTTATTTTTTTTAATAACCACATCTTTGCTTCTAGCGTGTGTGACGTAGTCTAAAAAGTCAGCACGAGTTCTTTTAACGTAATCTTTGCCAGTAAAGTGATAAATCTTTACTTTGCGACCTGTGATTTTATTCATGCCGTTAGTAAAATCAACATGGCCGCCTTCACTGAGTAATCTAATAATGCTTTGTGCAGTGCAGCGATTAATTTTATATTTGTAAGTAATGTCTGGCACTGATAAAGGTGTGGTTTTAAGTTCTAAATAAACTTGATACTTAATGTTCTCAATCTTTTCTAACTTATCAAAATACGTTTCTAGGTTCATTTAATCTCTCCATTAAATTATTTTTTAGCTTTCCATTTACGTTTAACCAGTTGTTCCACTTCATTAGCAAACTGATCCCCATACTCTTTTCTAAACCATGCTAATTGACTGCGCCTACTTTCTAACAATATACATCTTAAAACGCTTTCTACTGCTTCATCTATTGTTGCTGGTCTATATTTCATAAATCTTTCGGCAATAAAAGGTCTAATGATGGGTTTGCTTGATACCCACCATATCTACAATAATAAATACCATTAAGGCAGAGAATAATCATTTAGCAATTCTTATATAAGCTGTGAATTCAGTCTTGCTCAAGGACTTGTGGCTCACCAAACCACCCATAAGGATCAAGCATTATCTTTCTTTGTAAGTCAGAACTTCTCTATTCCTCTTACCAGCCGCCATCAAAAGGCTGTTAGCTAAATCTTTCCTAAACATTTCAGTCTAGTATCTGCTTTCTTTGTCAGCCCTCGCAGTCACAGGCATTGCTTTATTGATAACCGAACAGTAGTGGTAGAAATGAAAAAACCCTCTGGCTTTGACTTTCTACTGTGTCGGGCAGTATGGTATAAATACCTGAAAGCCAAAACCTAAAGGGTTCTTTAAGCATTGATTTTTTGATGCCCGACACATCAATGACTCCAATATAATCTAGCATAAAATAAATTGCAACTATTTATTAAATTATTTTCTTTTAATAAAGTCATTTGCTGAATAAGACCTTAAAGTGCCGTCAGCCCAAGTAGTCATCACATAACCTTCAGCAAAAAACCAGCAGCCAAATAAAACATGACCAGCTGAGTCTTGAGCAAAGATCACATATTTATTAGTTTCATTAGTGCATAAAGTATCTGTGGCAATTATTTTACCGCCAGCATCGTTTTTCATTTCCCATGATTGCGCTTGGGCCATACTTGAAACTAATAACAAAGTTAATAATAATTTATTCATTACACTCTCCTATAGCGACAAATTCCTAAAATAACCATAAAGGTTTTGGATCACTGAATACTTTACATCGCCACCTTTAGCAATCTTATCCAACATAAACCTGCTTAAACCCGTTTCACGACTTAATGCTTCTTTGTTAATAGTGGGCTCGTTTAATTTACGCACCACATAACCAAATATATCTTCCATATAAAACTCCTTAAAAATACCTAATTTTAATTATACACTAAATTATTTTATAAAATATATTAAATTATTTGCACAAATGTGTTGATTTTTATTTTTAGGGTGGTAAACTGTAATTGTCGTACAGCAATTAATCTTAATAACAGGAGATGTAAAAATGGATCTAAACAAAGTAATTTCAGAACTTCAAGCTGCAACCGCAG